AGTATGGGTGCCTGAAACCCGGTGGGCAGAGGAAGTTGTTGAAGAGATTGCAGGTTTTCCCTTCATGTCTCACGACGACCACGTGGACACCACAACGATGGCTTTGATGAGGTTCCGTAACGGTGGGTTTGTAAGACTGCCTAGCGATGAGCCAGAAGATATAAAGCTTTTTAAAGCTAGGAAAAGGGCCTATTACTGATGCGAGTCTACATTCTTACTTGGTGCAAATCGGTAGAATCCTTGTATGGGGTAACCCTGACAGCAAAGACTTTGCGTGTTGGATTTCCGACAGCGGATGTAGTGGTGTATGACAATGGGTCTATACCCGAAGCTAAGGAACACATAAAGGACGCATACGAGGGTGTGGGGTGCCAATACGTAGACCTGAATGAAGAAACGCAGCACCATACGTTCATAGAACGAGTCCTTAATGTTCACATGGAGTCTGAAGAACCGGTTGTAATCCTCGACCCAGATTTAATTTTCTGGGAGAACATGGAGGACATGAAGCTCGAAGGGCTCATGAAAGGGCGGTACATTCCTAAGTTTGATGACGTGTATTCTAAGGCTGTCACCATGGAGCGCCTGCATACCAGCTTTTTGGTGATACCCAACCCCAAGGCTTTAATCGATAAGTACAACCAGATCAAATCAACTTATTTTGAGTTGGTCGGAGTTACACCGCTGATGCTGAATATAGAAGGGGTATGGACTAGGTGGGATACGGGGGCCGCACTATACGCCACCATTAAGGATGAGTGCCATGTATTCAGCGAAGAAGAATTGGACAAGTACGACCATTTGTTCTGCGGATCTCATTTTGATCTGGTGCAGAGCGCTATAAATAGCCCAGAATGGGCGAAAGCGCACGAAAACGCTAGGTCCGGAAACCTTACGGCCCTAAAAGGCATGTACAAGGCCCAAGAAATTTACTTTAACGGTGGCAAATAATGGCTATATCCAAGTCCCTCTACGCGGCCCCTGCCGGTATTGACCAAGCAGCAGAAGAAGTTGAACCGATCGAGATTGAGATCGAAGATCCAGAATCCGTGACGATTGGCATGGGAGATCTTGAGATTATTCTCTCTCCTGAGTCAGAAACGAGCGATGACTTTAATGCGAACCTCGCAGAAGATATGGACGAGGGTGACCTCGAAGAGCTGGCCGGTAACCTAGTAGGTGAGTTCGAAGATGACGTGGGCGCCCGGAAAGACTGGATCCAGACTTACGTCGATGGACTAGAACTCCTTGGCCTTAAGATCGAGGAGCGAGCGGAACCTTGGGAAGGTGCATGCGGTGTGTACCACCCGCTGCTGGCTGAGGCCCTTGTAAAGTTCCAAGCGGAAACGATGATGTCTATCTTCCCGGCGCAAGGCCCGGTGAAGACTTTGATTATTGGTAAGGAGACTCCGGATAAGAAGGCGTCGTCAGAGCGGGTTCAGGATGACATGAACTATCAGCTCACGGAAGAGATGCCGGAGTATCGGCCTGAGATGGAGCGTCTCCTCTGGGGTCTGGGCCTCTCGGGCAATGCCTTTAAGAAGGTGTACTACGACCCCTCAATGGAGAGGCAGGTGGCACTGTATGTGCCGGCGGAAGATGTGGTTGTGCCGTATGGTGCCTCGGACCTCCAGTCCTCACCGCGGGTTACGCACGTTATGCGTAAGACTGAGAATGAGCTGCGTAAGCTGCAGGTAGAAGGGTTCTACCGGGACATCGACCTAGGGGACCCCGTGGGGGCACTCGACGAGGTTGAGAAGACGATCGCTGAAAAGCTCGGATTCCGGGCGACAACGGACAGCCGGTTTAAGGTCTTGGAGATGCAGGTTGACCTCAACCTCAAGGGGTTCGAAGACAAGGACGACGACGGTGAAGAGACTGGGATTGCACTGCCTTACGTCGTTACAATCGAGAAGGGTACCAGCAAGGTATTGGCAATCCGCAGGAATTGGGAGCCAGACGACAACACTCAACAGAAGCGTCAGCACTTTGTTCATTACGGCTACATCCCCGGATTTGGCTTCTATTACTTCGGTTTGATCCACCTCATCGGTGCATACGCTAAGAGCGGCACCTCTATCATCCGTCAGCTCGTTGACGCAGGTACATTATCTAACCTTCCGGGTGGGTTCAAGACCCGTGGTCTCCGGATTAAAGGGGACGATACGCCGATTGCTCCCGGTGAGTGGAAAGATGTGGATGTTCCGTCAGGGACGATGCGCGACAACATCATGCCGCTGCCATATAAGGAGCCGTCTCAGGTCCTCGCAGGGCTCATGGACAAGATCATTGAAGAGGGCAGAAGGTTTGCTAACACGGCAGATCTCAACCTCTCCGATATGTCTGCTCAGGCACCCGTGGGTACCACGCTGGCTATTCTTGAGAGAACGCTCAAGACCATGTCGGCTATTCAGGCCCGCATCCACTTCTCGTTGAAGCAGGAGCTCAAGCTCCTCAAGCGGATCATCGCGGACTACGCACCAGAGGACTACAACTATGATCCTGATGAAGGCTCACGTAAGGCGAGGAAATCGGATTATTCGAATGTCGATGTTATCCCGGTGTCGGACCCAAATGCGTCAACCATGGCGCAGAAAATTGTCCAGTACCAAGCGGTCTTTCAGCTCGCCCAAGGGTCTCCCCAGCTCTTTAACATGCCGCTACTTTATCGGCAGATGCTCGACGTTCTCGGTATCAAGAACGCTCAGAAGCTTGTCCCGATGGAAGAAGACCAGAAACCTATGGACCCCGTTTCGGAGAATCAGGCCGTTCTCATGTCGAAGCCGGTTAAAGCTTTCGCTTACCAAGACCACCAAGCCCATATCGCGGTACACATGAGTGCAATGCAGGATCCCAAGCTCCAGATGTTGCTACAAAATAACCCGATGGCCCCGATGATTCAGGCGGCGATGATGGCTCACATTAATGAGCACTTAGGGTTTGCATATCGTGTGCAGATCGAGCAGCAGCTTGGCTTTAGCCTCCCGCCGCAGAAGGATGAGTCTGGTGAAGACCAGCACATGGACCCGCAGGTTGAAGCACGGTTGGCTCCGCTCCTTGCTCAGGCTGCACAGCAGCTCCTCCAGCAGAATCAGGCAGAGGCCGCACAGCAGCAGGCAGCTCAGCAGGCACAAGATCCGATGTTCCAGCTCCAGCAGCAGGAGCTGCAGATTAAGGCGGCAGCACAGCAGGCCAAGGCCCAGAAGGATCAGGGCGAGCTCATGCTCAAGGCTCAGAAGGATCAGGTGGACGCAGCGGTTAAGACCGAGGAGCTGGCACTTAAGAGGCAGCAGTTGGTAGTCGATACCATGGCGCACGGTGCCAAGATGGATACGGACAGAAGGAAGATGAAGGCTGATGCGACGATGCAGGCTTACACCCACCTGACCGAGATGGCTAACAAGCAGGACCAGCAGCAGAAGGAGCTGGCGCTTGAACTCCTCCGACACGAGGACGACATTTCAGAACGCGAGAAAGATAGGGGAGCTAAGCCGAAAGGTAAAGCTAAGAGTGAGTAAATGTAAAGGTAGGGGGTGAAACGTGGAGTTTGATGAATACCTAGTTAAGGAATACAAGGAAAGGATCGCTGTACTGTCAGACGCTTTGGCGTCTGGCGGGGCATCTTCGTACGACGAGTATCGGTATACATGCGGGCAGATTCGAGGTCTGGAGTCCGCGTGTTTTGTAATCGCAGACCTCAAACGACAATTGGAGCAGTCGGACAATGACTAACCTAGATTTAAGTAAGGCGGTGGACTTGGGGGCGGTGCTTAATAACTCTGCGGAGGAGAAGGCGCGACAGCTGCCTGAACCGAAGGGATATCGCATTTTGTGTGCTATTCCTGAAGCAGAGAAGGAATACGACAGTGGGTTGATTAAGGCAGACGAGACCGTACGTACGGATGAGCTGCTGACGACGGTACTGTTCGTCGTAAAGATGGGTCCTGACTGCTACAAAGATACGGCGAGATTCCCTTCAGGCGCATGGTGCCAAGAGGGCGACTTTATTCTCGTGCGTCCGAACGCAGGTACAAGGCTGGTAATTCACGACCGTGAGTTCCGTCTTATTAATGATGACTCTGTAGAAGCGGTGGTCCAAGATCCCCGCGGTATTAAACGTAAGTTTTAAAGGAGGCGGACATGGCCGGTAATGATTTGGATTACAAATTCCCCGATGAGCAGGATGACACCGAGCTGAACGAAGGCGGTGAACTTGAAATTGAGATTGAGGACGATACCCCGGAAGAAGACCGAGGCCGAACTCCTCCGGACCCTAAGAAGGTAAAAGAGCTGGAAGTTGAGGTCGATGACCTCGACAAGTACAGCAAGGATGCTAAGGACAAGCTCATCCGCATGAAGCGGGTGTGGAACGATGAGCGCCGCGCACGTGAGTCCGCAGAGCGTGAACAGCAGGCTGCTCTGGAAGCCGCCAAGCGTCTATACGTTGAGAACCAGCGTATTAGAGAGCTCGTTAATAGTAAGGCAGCTGAGTATCAGGAGGTCATGAAAGAGACTACTGAGATCCAGTTAAAGGCCGCTAAGAAGGAGTTTAAGGACGCTTATGAAGCGGGCGATTCCGATGCTATGGCCGAAGCTCAGGAGAAAATGACTAAGCTTCAGGTGGAATTAGACGGAGTTAAAAGAGGTAAAGTAGAAAGAGCTTTACAAGATGATTTTGGAGGTGTACAAACGCCCCAACAGGAACAATATATACCTCAGCAGGTTCCGCAAGCACCACGCCCTGACAATAGGGTAATGGAGTGGCAGGAAGAAAACCCTTGGTTCGGACAAGACCGGGTTATGACAGCCACCGCTCTAGGGGTGCATGAAGACCTTCGGGACAATGGGGTAGAAATTGGATCTGAAAAGTATTACGCAGCGTTGGACAAGACAATGCGGAAACGCTTCCCCGACTATTTTGAAGGGGACGAGAAGGCAGAGCCAAAAGCAGACAAGCCAAAAGCAAAGCCAGCCACGGTCGTTGCCTCAGCAGCTCGGTCGACAGCACCGAAGCGGGTAAGACTGAAGCAATCTCAGGTAGCTATCGCCAAGAAACTTGGCCTTACTCCTGAACAATACGTCCGTGAACTTTTGAAATTGGAGGCCTGACATGGCTACGAATAGAATTACCAGAGAAGTAGATACCCGAGAATTTTCTGAGCGTCCCAAGCAGTGGATGCCACCGGAACTTCTCCCTGAGCCTGATAAAGAGCCGGGTTATACCTATCGTTGGATTCGTTCTTCTACTCTCGGCACAGCTGATCCGCGTAACTTGTCTTCTAAATTCCGCGAGGGTTGGGAGCCAGTAAGGATTGAAGAGCAGCCGAAGTTTACACTGCTAATCGATCCCAATAGTCGTTTTAAGGACAACATTGAGATTGGTGGGTTGTTACTCTGCAAGACGCCAAACGAGTTTGTAGAACAACGGAACGCTTATATTAATAGGCAGACCTCACTGCAGACTGAGGCGGTGGATAACAACCTGATGCGTCAGAGCGACTCTCGCATGCCTATCTTTAAAGAAGGTAAGTCTGAGCATAGCTTTGGCAAAGGGTCTTAATTCTTAATTTTAGGAGTTTCCTATGGCTTATCCAATTGTCTCGGCCCCCTACGGGTTCAAGCCGATCAATGAGCTGGGTGGTCTTGTATATGCGGGTTCTACCCGTATGTACCCGATTGCGACGGGTTATAACACCAACCTGTTCAACGGCGACCTCGTACAGCTTTCTGGCGGTACTGTAATTAAATCTGCTATGAGCGCAGCTAGCTCTCCGGGCACTGCTGTTGATGGCACCCTTGGCATCTTTATGGGTGTTGAGTACACCAATCCGGGCACCAGCCAGCGCGTTCGCGCACAGTACTGGCCTGCTGGTACGGTTGCTCAGGACGCAGTTGCGTACATCATTGATGACCCGCGCACTGTATTCAAGGTTGCTGTTACTTCTCAGAGCACCTCACTGGCTAACACCGGTTCAACCATTGGCTACATGTCACAGATCTTCGTTGGTACTAACGTATACGCTATTACTGGCGCTACGGGCAGCACCACCACGGGTGATTCTGCTATGTCTGTATCTGGTGGTGTAATCACTTCAGGTACCGTTGGTAACACCCGTGTTGCTACGGCCCTTCCGTTCCGTGTTGTTCAGCTCGTTCCGGATACCGCTGTATCTATTGCAGCTGTTGCTAGCACCTCTGGTTCTAGCACCACGGTTACCCTGACCGCAGCTAACTCTGCAATTCAGGCTGGTATGCAGCTTGTTGCGCCGACTGGCACGGGCTCACTGGCTGGTAACTTCATTACCGTCACCAATGTCAACGGCACCACGGTCACCGTGAACTCTGCTGTTACGCTGGCTAGCGGCACTGCGGTTACTTTCGTTGGCTATCCGGAAGTTCGTGTTGTCTGGAATCAAGGATTCCAAGGCTACACCAATGCCGCTGGCGTTTAATCTGAAGGAGTAAGATAAATGGCTATTTCACGCGCCCAACTTCTTAAAGAGCTCCTTCCCGGTCTGAACGCCCTGTTCGGCTTGGAATATGCTCGTTACGGCGAAGAGCACAAAGAGATCTACGAAACTGAGAAATCAGAGCGTAGTTTTGAAGAAGAAACCAAGCTGTCCGGCTTTTCTGCTGCACCAGTCAAAAACGAAGGTTCTGCCATCGCTTATGACAATGCACAAGAGGCTTTCACAGCTCGCTATAACCACGAAACCATTGCTTTGGGTTTCTCGATTACTGAAGAAGCAATCGAAGATAACTTGTACGACAGTTTGTCTGCTCGTTACA